CGGGAAAAATCCGCCCTGTACCAGGCCCTGGGTCTCAAGCCCACGGAAAAAACACTGGCCACGGCATCCCTGACCTTTTTCGGCGGGGTGCCCTGGGAAACCCCCAACAACTTTCCTTCCCGCGGACTGGTCATCACCAGTCTGGATAACCTGTCCATTTATGTGCAGTCAGGATCCTGGCGCCGGCGCATCAAAGACAAACCGGAAAAAGACCGGGTAGAGGACTACAACTCCAGAAACGAAGGGTATGTGGTCGAGACCCCGGAAAAATTTGTGGGCGTCGAGTTTGACAATGTCAAGCTGCTGGCTGCGGATGGCGAGACCTGGGAATAAACAACAGGGCTGACAACCCGTGACAGGAGGTAGTCAACATGAGTTTAATGAAGAAATTTCAGCAACGCCACGCCGGCGGTGCTGATAAAAAATCCGGCCCTGAAAAAAAATCCGGTACCGGACGGGCCGTGAGATCCCTGCCCGCTTCCGGCATCGGACGGCAGCAGGCCCTGGCCAAGATCGATGCCGAGCTGGCAGCCGACCTGGCCGGGCTCAAGGCCATCAAGAGCATCAAACAGAAAGAAGCGGAAAAGCAGGCCCACCTGGTGCCCAAGTACATGCCGGTTGTTCAGACCCTCAAGGCAGCCGGGTCCAGTCATCCGCTCCTGGGTCAGATCCTGGTCTGGCTGTTTGACATCAAGGACATCCCCGGTGCCATGGATCTGGCGCTGTACTGCCTGGACCATGACGTGCCCATGCCCGAAAGGTTCAAGCGGGATTTGCCCACGTTTCTGGCCGGCACGGTCCTGGAATGGGCCGAAGCTGAGCAGGAAGCCGGCCGGACCCCGGAACCCTACCTGACAGACATGATGGACATGTCCAGGGAATGGGACCTGCCCGACCCTATCCGGGCCGGGTTTTACCGGGTCAAGGGGTTAATGGCCATGGAAAAAGAAGATTACACCGCGGCTGTGGCAGCCCTTGAAACCGCCATGGAATATGGCGCTAAAGTCAAAACTGCTTTGTCTGCGGCGGAAAAGAAACTGGAAAGCCAGGCGCCCGCCCCAGACAAAGCGTAACCAGCTCCACCGCCCGCCGACCCGATCCCGCCTGATCCGGCTGCGATTGATCGCCATCCGGTTTCCGGCCGGGAGGCGGGCCCACCCATAACCCCAGGCACAAGGATGAGATGACGTGAGCTTCACCGGATTTTCAGATCAGATCGATCCAGATATAGTGATCACCAATGCGCCGTTTTTCCCGGACCTGAACCTGCACGAATTTGCAGAGTCCTACCGGATCCCGGCCGCGTACCGGGAAACCATGGTCACAGACCGCCTGATCCTGTCCATGGCATGGGCCAATGCGGCCCTGTCCTATTTTCGGAAAACCCATGTGGATGCCGGAACCGCTTCTCTCACTGATATTGTTGTAGATGCAAACGAGCAGATCGGGGATATCCATCCCCTGGAAGTGCTGTATAAACGGGCCGTGTTCTGCCGGGCCAAGGCATTGCTTTTGGCAGATTTTGCCACAGTGATGCGCAAAAACGATGTATCCACCAGGTCAAAAGGAGAGGTGGTGGAATCCGAAGAGACTGCCGATCGGTGGTATGAGTTTGCCGCCGATGCCATTGCCGCTCTCCAGGGGAATCTGACCATCCATGCGGAGGCGTTGTAATGCAGAAACTTTCCGCCCTTTCCGCCCATATCGCTGCCCTGCCCGGCATTGCCAGAGACAACATGGAAGCGTTTGCAGATCTGGGCAAACTGGTGCCCACCGGCAAGGACCTGGGCAACGGCATCGAGATCGGCCGGTTCAAGTATGATGCCGTGATCGGGATCGAGCAGTGCCCGGCGGTCCTGGCTTCTTTGCTGTTGTCTTCTGTGATGGTGTGGCTGGCAGTCAATGATCCGGACCGGGATTTGCTGGGACTGACAGATCCGGAAGTGGATGTCACCATCCATGATGAACAATATGTGTATGTGCAACTGAATATTGAATTTGACGAAGCCCTGGGACTGGTACCGGATACTTCCGGAGATATTTTATGGGACGGCCGACGCTGGAGCGTGTCTGATATCGGCATCGATGTGGCGGAGGTCCTGGAAAAACTGGATAAAAAAGATGGCACTGCCTGATATCGGCATAGACATTGACACGGATCCGGCATCCACGCTTCGGCTGATGGATCAGATCGATATGCTCACCATGAGTCCGCGCCGGCGCCGCCTGCTCATGCGCAAGGTCGGCAGGTCCGTGATCAAGGATGCCCGGCTGAACATCAAAAAGCAGCAGACTGTGACCGGCAAAAAGATGGAACCCCGGGCCAAAAAGCGGGTGAGAAGAAAACTGCTCAGCAAGATGGGTAAAGGCCTGGTCACAAAATTTACGCCGGACAACCGGGAAGGCGTGGTGACCTGGAAGAACCCGGGCCATGCCATGGTGGCATCCAGGCATCAACATGGGGTCCCGGAATCGTTTGGATCGGTCAAGGCAAAAAAAGCGTATGGCACCCCGGATTACAAAAAGCCGGCCACGCCCCGGCAGGCAGCCTCATTGATCAAGGAGGGCTACCGGGCCAGGGTGGCCAGAAAGCGGGGCAAAGGCAAGGCCGTGCTCAAGCGGGTGTCAAAGAAATGGATCCAGGACAATCTGACCCTGGGTCAGGCCGGCCTGATCCTGCGGCTGATGCGCACCGGAAAAACCAACGGCCCCCAGCGGTGGACCATAGAGGTGCCGGAACGGCCCTTTCTGGGTGTCACCCCAAAGGATGCAAACGTTTATTTGACTGCAATGGCCACCCAGGCCCTGCAGGAACTGAGAAAAGCTTAATATAAGGAGAGTCGATCATGTCTCTTGGTACTGTACAAATCAACCGCCTGAACCTGGTTCAGGGGGCACTGCCTGAAATCGAACGCCATTTTCTGTTTGTGGGGGAAGGCACTGAAAACGTCGGCAGCGTGGTGGCCGTGGGTGTTGAAACCGACCTGGACGATCTGCTGGGAGAAGCGGATACCGTATTGAAAACCCAGGTGGAAGCGGCCCGGCTCAATGCCGGCCAGAATTTTTCCGCGTCGGTGATGGAAGTGGATGTGGATGCTTCTTCGGAAACGGTTATTGATTACATGGACGCGGCCATGGAGATCACGTCCTGCGAAGGCATTGTGATGGTGGAACCCGTGTCATCTGCCGCAGATCTGGAATCCATGCATGCGGAAGCCGCGTCTATTTTGTCGAAATACATGCGCCCTGTGTTCTTTATCGCAGCGGCCCGGGGGATTGATGCGGTGACAGAAACGTGGGCCGCCTATATTGCCGCCATCACCCCCATCACCACTGATGTGGCAGCGGACCGGGTGTGTGTGGTGCCGTATCTGTGGGATCATGCCGTGGGCGCGTTTGCCGGACGGCTGTGCAACCGGGCCGTGACTGTGGCAGATACCCCCATGCGCGTGGCCACCGGCCCCATGCTGGGGGAATGGTCGGACCGGCCGTCAGACATGGACGGAAACGGCTTGACCATGGCCCATCTGGCGCAACTGGATGCGGCCCGGTTTTCTGTCCCGCAGTGGTATCCGGATTATCCGGGCACTTACTGGGGAGACGGCAACATGCTGGATATCCCGGGCGGTGATTACCAGGTGGTGGAAAACCTGCGGGTGGTTCAAAAAGCCATGCGCCGGGTGTATCCCCTGGCGGTTGCCCGCATCGGTGACCGGCGGCTGAATTCCACCCCGCCTTCCCTGGCGGAGAACAAAGCCTATTTTATGCGGCCGCTGCGGGCCATGGCCAAGAGCGTGACCATTCTTGGGCTGACATTCCCCGGGGAGATCCATCCGCCCACGGATGACGCGATTGAAATTGTATGGCTGGACAAAACCACGGTGGAAATTTATCTGATGGTCCGGCCGTATAACTGTCCCAAGGACATCACCGTGAACCTGGCCCTGGACCTGTCCACTGAATAGGCCGGCACAATATCAAGGAGACATGACAAATGAAACGAGTCAGCAGCAGCAGCTTTACATTTACCCTGGGGGATTTCAAACTCCGGGCGGAAAAAGCGTCCCTGTCCATTGAAGACACCCGCAAGGCGGTCAAAGACCAGGGCATACCCAATGGCTACATTGACGGCGAGGTATCCGCCACCGGAGAAATTGAACTGGATGCCGCGGCCATGGGCATCCTGTCAGAAGAGGCCAATCGGACCGGGTCATGGCAGGATATTGAACCGGCGGACCTGATGTTTTACGCCAAGGGCACATCCGAGGAGGAAAAGATCGAGGCGTTCGGATGCCTGCTCAACCTGTCCGATGTGGCGGAATATGACCCCACCAGTGACAGCAAGGCCATCACAAAAATTTCCTTTGAGGTCACCAGCCCGGATTTTGTGCGCATCAACGGCACGCCGTATCTGTCCCAGGAGCGGACAGATCCCCTGGTGCAGTAGCCTATCAACACAGAGACAGGAGCATAGCAAATGCCTGAAGTCAACAGAGTGATCAGAGATACCAGCGGGGTCCCGGTCGGCATGGCACCCCTGGGGGTTGCCACAGTGGAAAAGGATCTGCCGATCCCGCACCGGGCCGTGCGGACCGACCAGGATCTGGTGGTGTATTTTAATGATGATACCGAAACCACATGGACGTTTGAATCCGGTGAAATTATCGCCGTCAGCCCGGCAATGAGGCTGGCCGTTTCTGCGGTGTGTCTTGTTTATTAAGGAGGAGCAACATGGATAATTTATTAATACCCGGCGGCATCGGCATATCCCGCCGCAGGGCGGACGGCCGGTATGCATCGGATAAAAAGACAGATATACGCTGGCAATATGGCACAGACCTGGTGTTTATCCATGATCTGTTTTATACCCCGGCCGTATTTTCTGAAGAAAGAACCTGCACATTCACAACGCGGATGTCCGGCGGTGCCACTGCTGAACCCGGCAATGAATATGTGGCAAAAAACATCGACCTGGGCGCGGATGACGCGGACAAATCCCTGGTCATCCGGCGGGATGATACCGCCATGGTGTTGGCTGTTTTTTTTCGGGACGCGGATCATGTGGAATGGACTGCGGTGCCATGGTCGTGGGAGCTGGCAGCGGCTGCTCCGTATCCGGCCGGACTGCTGGATGTGGAATATGTGATCCCGGCCCGGGGGGCGTTTGATTTGAAAATCACTGTATCCGGAGTAGCCGGGTATCTGGATCAGCTGATGCTGGCGAATCAGGCCCTGGACATCGGCGGATATCACCATCCCCCTGAAACCCCGTCGAATGTAAGCCCGGAAGATGGGGCGGATTATGTGCACGATATGCCCACCCTGGAGGGCGGGGCGTATTCGCATGTGCTGGGTACGAGCCAGGCTGCCATGCAGATCCAGATTTTTTATGATGCGGCCCTGGAGAACCTGGCCCATGATTCCGATGTCCAGGCAGCCGGGATATCTTATGCCGTGCCGGATCTGGTGCTGTATGATTCATCCGAGTATTACTGGCGGATCCGGTACCGGGATGCGGAAGGGTCATGGTCGGAGTGGTCAGCCGTCACAAGTTTTACCACGGTTGCAGAAGAGTACATCAATGCGCCGTCAAATACTTACCCGGCCCAGGGCGCCACGGACATTCCGGAAAATCCGACCCTGACAGCTTCTGCATTCAGCACCGGCGGGTTTGATGACGGATATACGCCCACAGAATCCCATGCCGCGTCTCAGTGGCAGATCCGGGCCGCCGGCGGGGACTATGTTGCACCGGTATATGATTCCGGTGAGATCATGGATTTAACCAGCCACACCATCCCCGCCGGCCTGTTGTCAGATGGCGAATCCGGGTATTTTTTCCGGGTGAGATACAAAGGGGATACCCTGGGGTGGTCGGACTGGTCGGCGGAAACGGATTTCACTACAAAAGAAATCTTCGCTAAAATTATTGGCGTGGCACTGGTGTCCACCGGCGGCGGTGCCGGCACGTGGCAGTGGGTGGACAGATCCGGAAACAATACCACCCCGGACGCGGCCTATTTTGCCAATCATCCCACCTATGCCGGTATTGAGGATGTGGTGATCGACGGCAACGACATGGTGAAATATCCTAAGTTTTATTACAAGGTCGGTCCGGCCCCGGCCGGATCCGATCAGGCCGGCAAAACCTGCCGCTGGATGAGTGATCAGCTTGTTGACGGATTTGATGTGTATCCCGCGTTTTTTGATGCCGGTGTGGAGATCGATCAGTTCTGGGCCGGGGCTTATGAGGCATCCGATGACGGCGGGACCATGGTCAAGTCTGTAGCGGGTGTTTTGCCGCTGGCGTCCACCAGCTTCAATGATTTTCTGACCAAATGCGCGGCCCGCAATACCGGCGGGGTGGACGGGTTCCATAATATCGATGTGTACGAGCTGGGCGCGGTCCAGTATCTGGGCCTGATCAAGCTGGGAACTCCGGATGTCCAGTCGGTCATCGGCGGGGATAATAATACCGGTGCCGTCCAGAATACCGGCGTGTCATCTGATACCCTGCTGAATCTGCGTCAGTTCTGGTCTAACGTTTTCATGTTTGTGGATGGCTTGAAACTGGAAATCAACGGGGACCTGAAGATATTCGACAACCAGGGCAACGGCACGTATGTCACCATAGCCACCGGTTTGACTGGAGACATGGCCGGATATCCGGTCACGCTCTTGGAAAATGCCGGGGAGGGGTTTGACTGCAAGGCATTGTTCCTGGCAGCCGCGGTTGACGGCACATATGCCAACGGCACCCTGGCGGACTATCAACGGTTTTATCAGCCCGGTGATGCGGTCCGGATCGCCAGACACGGCGGCAGCTGGAATGAGAACGCGAACTATGGTCTTTTCTACATGCACTTGAACATCACGGCCACGAGCACGTACTCGGACTACGGCTCCCGCCTGGCAAAAAAGTAACCTGACACCTGGGACCTGAGTCCTGATGACGCCGCGGTAGCGGCGGGAAAGCAAAACGATGAAAGATCTTTTGATACTGACCAAGATAGAGGAGCTGGATACATACTCCCATATAGTCATGATCCAGTTCCCCAAAATTGAGCGGCATGTCCTGTGTGCGCAGATTCGGGGCACACTGACTGAAATCATCAAACTGACAGTCCGTGCCGGCAAAAAGTATTACAAGAAAACCACGCTTGAAAATCTGGATATTGAAATTGAATATCTAAGGTCTTTAATCAGGAAGGTGCACCGGCTCAAATATATCAACACAAAGCGGTATGAGGTATGGATCCGCCACGTCAATGAAATCGGAAAAATGGCTGGCGGCTGGATTAAATCAATCAACGGGTAATTGCTTAGAACGGCGGCAACTGGAATGAGAACGCGAACTATGGTCTTTTCTACATGAACTTGAACAACACGGCCACGAACACGAACTCGAACAACGGCTCCCGCCTGGCAAGTCATTATAATGCCGGAAGGCGTGTCCCCAAGGGGCCGCGTCCAGTGCAAATTATTTGGGGCGATTATCCCTCCGCCCGGCATGACCGGGGCAGGAAAAGATAAACAGGACTAGGCGGCAAGTACCTGAGCGGGAACGTGGTCTGGCTCCGATCAATAAAAAACGGGAGGCTGAATGCCTAAAACATATAACAATCTTTTTTGTGATGTCATTGACTGGGAAAATTTGTACCAGGCGTTTCTGGCAGCGCGCAAGGGCAAGCGCTACGCCTGGCCCACCCTGTCTTTTGCCGCAAACCTGGAAGAAAACCTGGTCAATATCCAGAATCATCTGATCTGGGAGAGCTGGAGACCTGGGCGCTGGCATGAATTTGTTGTGCATGAACCCAAACGCCGGCTGATCCAGGCCCCGCCGTTTGCGGACCGTGTGGTTCACCACGCCCTGGTCAATGTCATCGGCCCTCTGTTTGAGAATAAGTTTGTTTTTGATTCCTATGCCTGCCGGCAGGGCCGCGGATTTCACATGGCCTCCGATCGGGTGCAGCACTTTTTAAGAACCCAGACCCGGCAGCATGGCCGGGTGTATGTGATCAAGGCGGACATTGCAAAATATTTTCAGTCTGTGCGGCATGATGCGCTGATGACCCTTATCAGCCGCACGATTTGCGACCCGCAGGTGCTGCATCTGTGCCGGCGGATTATTTATCAGTCCGGCATGGACGGCCACGGCATCCCGGTGGGCGCCCTTACCAGCCAGCTTTTTGCCAACATTTATCTGGATCAGCTGGATCATTATATAAAGGATGGTCTGGGGATCCGGTGCTATTGCAGGTATATGGATGATTTTATCATCATATCGCCTGACAAGGCCCGGCTCCGTGAGATCTTGTCCAAAATTGAATTTTTTTTTGAACCACCGGCTGATGTTGCAGCTGAACCCCAAAACAGCCATTTTCCCCAACGCACGGGGTGTCGATTTTTGCGGGTACCGCGTGTGGGCCACTCACCGGCTGCCCAGAAAGCGCATCGTTCGACGGGCCAGGCGGCAAATAATTTCAGCGGCCCGGCTTTGTTCCCAGGGCCAGCTGCCGATCGAGGTGTTGCGCCGGCGGATACAAAGTTTTTTAGGTTACATGAAACATTGCAACGGGCATCAAACAGCAACTAATATATTGCGGCAAGCAGCCGTGAGAAGGAGCGTGACATGCAGTTAGGAAACCACATTGAGCTGCCAGGCATCAGGGGCGCAACAAATCTGGTGTGTGACATCCCCGCACCCGAGACCAGCCGGCGGGTAAAAATTTACCTGGTGCCGGAAACACTCAGCGCGGACCGGTATTATGTATCTGTTATTCCGGCCGGGGCCCGGGAATCCGTGCCCCCTTCCCGGGCCAAAGACACCGTGTTACTGGCGGATTTTTCCCAGGACGATGAGGGAAATGTGACTATTAATTTTATTCATGAGGAGATCAAGAATGCCTGAGATTATCACCGGCACACGGCCGGCCAGACCCATGTCAAAATTTGATTTTTTGCGGCGCCTGACCTTTGCCGAGCGCGTGGCCATTGAGACCGCCGCCGACACAGACTATGATGTCCGTGCGGTCAAGCAAGCGTTCATGGTGGCGGAATCCATTAAAACCGATGATCCTGAAACAATCATGGGGGTGGATTTATACATCGCCAAGGGGCTGATCGATCCCGCCAGAAAAGCGGACATTCTGTCAGCTTGATCGGAGTGATCCAATGAAATCTTATATTGCCTCCCTGGCCAGGACATTCAGACTCGATGACGCCAGCGTGCTGGCCGTCACTGCGGTTGCCACGGCTGTGGGCCAGATCTGCGCCGGCATCATTCCCATTATTGCCCTGGGTGTTGCTGTTTATCAGATCCGAATTCAGAAAATACGCTTGAAAACAGAGCGGCTGAAATTCCAAGAAGCGGAATGCGACCACCAGGACAAAGGCAAGGATAAAGGAAACGACCATGAACCAGGTTGACCTGATCCGGTTCTCAACCGGAGATCACGGCACCTTCGGGGTGATCTCCTGCCCGGGCTTAAAGCTGTTTTCCGCCGAGCCGCCCTGGAAGCAAAACCGGAAAAACGTCAGCTGTATCCCGGAAGGGGAATACACTGTCACCCGGTATGTGTCCAGGAAATTCGGCCGGGTGTATCTGGTCAAAGACACAGCACCCAGAACCTATATCCTCACCCACACCGGGAACCTGGCAGGTGATCTGGAAAAAGGATTTTTGACCCATACCCACGGATGTATCATGCCTGGCCTTTATCTGGGCACGTACAAGAATCAACAGGCGGTCATGGCCAGCCGGACAGCGTTCCGTAAATTTGAGAGCGCCCTGGGAAACGATGATTTCAAACTGATAATCACCAATTTATTTAAAGCAGGGAGGTAACATCATGATATCTGCATTGATATCCGGGGGGCTGATCGGGGTGATCGGGTCCATCTTCACCAACATCTTTGACTTTTTCAAAAAGCGCCAGGACAATAAACAGGAGATCGAGCTGCGGCGCCTGGACATCCAGATGATGGACAAGGAATACCAGTCCCGGGAGCGGATCGCGTCCATCAACATGGAAACCGAAATGGAGAAAAGCGCGGATGCGATCCTGACTGCGTCCTATGCTGCGGACCGGGCCACATACGCAAACAAAAGCAAGCTGGGTCCGGTATCCAATTTTCTGATGGTGCTGGTGGATCTGATCCGGGGCCTGGTGCGCCCGGTGATGACTGCGTATATGGTTTGGGAAGTCCATCATATGCGTGGTACAGTGGAACAGATCATCGCCACCACCGGCCTGGATGCCATGACAGCGCCCGTGGCCATGGATATTTACCAGATGATTGTGGACATGACTCTGTTTCTGGCGGCCGCTTCTTTTACCTGGTGGTTCGGGACCCGGCTGAAAAACCAGACCAGAAGCCACATATAAACCCCGGCTTAAAGCAGACAGAACCGGCTTAAAAAAGGTAAAACCGGCTTAAAAAAGGCCACAACCCTATATATAAGGACAAAACAAAATGGATGATAACAAAGTCACCCTGACCATCAACGGCAAGAAAATCACATTCAACGTCACCCCGGAAAGCCACGAGCGCCTCATCGATGAGATGCAGCCCAACTCCAAAGTGACACCCATGCACAATTTTCTGGTGCGGTCCGTGGGCAAGGAATCCAAAGAGGACCTGACCCCGCTGTTGAAAAACCCGTCCACGGTGATTGAGATCGGCACGGCCGTGATTGAGGCCATTTCCCCTAAACTGAAAATCACCCTGGGGGAGTAGAAAGGGTTGCCGCGGGCATTGAAAAAAATGCCCTGTCCCAGATGGCAACCCTGGCCAGGAAATGGTTCCCGGGCCGTGATGTCACGACCCGGGCCATGGGAGAAGCGGTCTGGCTGGAAAAAGATTATTGGGACAAACAACGCATAGCAATCCAGCGCGGCATTGTGGACGCGTTTTCAAAATAAGACAAAGGCAGCAGACCATGGCAACACAGCTTGAAAAATTGATGTTTTCCATATCCCTCATGGACCGGGTGTCCGGCCCGGCCGGGAAGATCCAGAGCAAACTTGGCCGCCTGGGGGAGGTGGCCAAGTCCAGCTTTACCGGCATGGCCGGCGGCGCTGCCGGCATGGTATCTGCCGGGTATGCGCTTAAAGCTATGGCAGGGCCGGCCCAGGACTTTAACCTGGCCATCGGAGATGTCCGGTCCCTGGATGTGGCCCAGAACAGTCTGGATATCCTGTCTGACAAGGCCATTGCCTTTTCCATCAAATACGGGGAATCAGCAGCCGGGTTTGTCAGATCGTCCTATGACATCCAGTCCGCTATTGCCGGGCTGGCGGATAACGAGCTGGCCGATTTCACCTATGCCGGCAACGTGCTGGCCAAGGCAACCAAGGCCAATGCCGATGTGATCACCGATTATATGGGCACCATGTACGGTATTTTTCAGACCACGGCCAACAAGATGGGGAAAACCCAGTGGGTGGAACAGCTGACCGGCCAGACCGCCGCGGCGGTTCAGATGTTTAAGACCACCGGCGCTGAAATGGCCCGGGCGTTTTCAACCCTGGGCGCATCCGCAACAGCTTCCGGCGTGGGTCAGTCTGAGCAGATGGCAGTGCTGGGCCAGCTCCAGGCAACCATGTCCGGCAGCGAAGCGGGCACCAAATATACCGCTTTTCTGACCGGTGTGGGCAAGGCCCAGGACGCACTTGGCTTGAAATTCACGGATTCGTCCGGCAACATGCTGGGAATGGTGGATATTTTATCCAAATTACAGGGCAAATTCGGCGATACTCTGGATGTGGCGGAATCCGATGCATTGAAATCCGCGTTTGGATCAGACGAAGCGGTCAAGCTGATCAAACAGCTGCTGCCACAGACAGACAGCCTGGCAGAGAACATCGGCAAGCTCAACAAAATCACAGGGATGGGCAAAGCGACAGAAATGGCGGCCTCACGGGTGGACGTGTTTGCCCAGTGGGCCGAAGGGATCAATGCCGTCCGGATCGGCCTGGGTCAGGCCCTGCTGCCGGTTTTGACCCCCACGGTAGAAAAGCTAACGCAAGGGGCTGGAAAAATTTATGAATGGACCCAGCGATTCCCTGGCCTGACCAAAGTGGTTGGTGGGGGGGTTGCGGTAATCGCAGGCGGGGCTGGTGTAATCGGTGCGTTTGCCGCAATGAGCGGCATGGCACGGCTGGCCATGTTCGGCCTGGGCAAACAATCTATATTTACCAAAACTGTCATGCTTGCCTTTCGTCTGGCCGTCAAAGCCACCACCCTCACAATGGTATTTTTCAAAAAAGCCGGTCTGGTTGCAGGCAAGGTGGCCATGCTGGCATGGAACCTGGCCGTCAAGGCTGCCACCGTCACTATGTCAGTGTTCAGGTTCGCGGGGCTAGTCGCAGGCAAAGCCGCCATGCTGGCATGGAACCTGGCCGTCAAAGCTGCCACCCTCACAATGGTA